ATCACCAAGTATTTGATTATATGTGGAAACGCAAATTGATTAAAATATCAAAAGAGCAAGGAGATGACATAAAAGCAAAAGTTAGGTTATTCTTTTTGGCACAGGCGAAAAAAGCAAATGATATGTTGATTAACGATGAAACTATGACCCAGCAATGCAAAAAATATTCATTAATGATGCACTACAATAACCAATTATGAAAGAACTGTTTAAACTGACAATTGAATTTACAAGGATATTTATAGGCTTTATCCTTGCCATTACCATATTGGTAACATTTGACATTTACTACGAATTAAAACGACTATTAAAAAATGTTTGATATTCAAGTAAAAAATAGCATTATAGAACATTGCGAACAACAAATTGATAAATACAATTTTGGTCAAAGAAGCACCGCAAATGGTAATAAAGAACAACAACTTACAGGTATTATTGGTCAAAGTGTAGTAATGGAATTATTCCAATTAGGACATATAAACGGAAATGATGGATTTGATAATGGAATTGATATAGTTTATACCAATATTTTTGGCTCAATAAGTTTAGATGTAAAAACAATGGGCAGAACTACAAGCGTAAAGCCTAATTATACAAATAACTTTATTGCATTACAGGACAATTTTAATCCTGAAGGTTACATATTTTGCAGTTATAACAAATCAAATAAAGTACTTACAATTTGTGGCTGGGTAACAAAACAAGAATTTATTAACAAAAGAAAGTATTATCCTAAAGGAACAATACGAGAAAGGAGTAACGGAACAACATTTGAAACAAAGGCAGATTTATACGAAATTGATATTATTGATTTGAATGATGTTATTGATGAATTAGACCTTAAAAAACAATTGACTTTAATTATATGAACGGAGCAGAAAACGCACAACCTGTGAGAATGATATACCTAGACAATAAACAAGAAATAATATTTAAATCCATATCCTACGCTAAAAGAATAACAGGAGTAAATGAATACCAAATCAAACAATCTTTAAACCCAGTCAACAAGAAACGATTTACCCATAAAGACCGAATAGTTGTTTTTCGTACTATAAAACCTTAATTTTGCATTATGGCTTTACAATCAATCCCAAGATTAACCGCAAAGGCTCAACAAATATTTAACCGCTACATTAGGACTAGAGATAGTCAAGATGGATATTTTACTTGTATTAGTTGCGGTCAGGTTAGAGATTATGAAAGTATGGATGCTGGGCATTATGTACCTGTTAAGGGAAGTTCAGCATTAAGGTTTGATGAGTACAATGTCAACGGAGAATGTAAATCTTGTAACGGCTTTGACCAATTCCACCTGATAGGCTATCGCAGAAACCTAATTGATAAAATAGGCGAAAGAATGGTATTACACCTTGAAAGCCAACACAGGCTCATAAAGAAATGGTCAAGGACTGAATTAAACGAACTAATTGAAAAATATAAGTAATGGCTAAACTAAACGCAGCTGGTAAGGTAAACTTTGGCACAAGAAAAAAAGGTAAGTACAAAAAAAGTAACGGACCAAAAGACAAACCAACAAAACCATATAATAGACAAGGATAATGAAAGATACATTTTGTAAAAGAGAATACAAGTGCAAATGTGGTTGCATAATGGTATATTATGTTTGGAAATCCGAACTACCTAAAAAGAATGTTACCTGCTCTATGTGTAACACAAAATTGGGAGTTAAAAACTTAAAAATTAAAGAAGTGCCACAAACACCATCCATTAGAACACCAACAAAGAACCGATAATGTTAATCAACGAAATTAAACCAAACCCAAATAATCCAAGAATCATAAAGGATATTAAGTTTAAACAACTTGTAAAGTCAATCCAAGATTTCCCCCAAATGCTTGAGTTGAGACCAATAGTAATTGATGAAAATAATATGGTTTTAGGTGGCAATATGAGACTAAAGGCGTGTATTGAAGCTGGGTTAACCGATGTGCCTGTAATTCACGCAAACAATTTAAGTGAGGCACAAAAGAAAGAATTTATTGTAAAAGATAATGTTGGATATGGCGAATGGGAGTGGGATGCTTTGGCAAACGAATGGAACATTGAAGATTTAGATAATTGGGGATTAGATATACCAGCATTCGCAAATGATATAGAACAACCAAAGGACAATGCCATCGGAGGTACGACTTGTCCGAATTGTGGTGTAACTTTGTAAAATAGTGAAACAATAGTGAGATTATGGCTAATGAACAAAATTTAACCCCATTTAAAAAAGGAGAAGTTGCAAACCCTAATGGCAGACCTAAAGGAGTGCCTAATTCAAGAACTCGTTTACTGCGTTTACTTGAACTTGTTACCAAAGTGCGTAACCCTGTTACAGGAGAAGATGAGGAGTTTACAATAGCTGAACAACTAGATATGAAGATAATTGCAAAGGCAATGAAATCCGATTTAAGGGCTTATCAGGAAATACTTGATAGATTAGAAGGTAGAGCAAAACAAACAACCGACATAAACGCAAACATTCAAGGTAGCGTTCAAATAGTAATACAAGAAGATGACCGATGCAAACCAATTGAAGATTAATGCAACACCAGTATTCTTTGCCAACAAAAGAGCATACGAAGGCAGTTATCCTGTCATTTGCAATGAAGGTGGCACAAGGAGTTCAAAGTCTTATTCCATTGTTCAGTTACTGATTGAGATTGCCTATAACAATCCAAAGACAAGGATTTCAATTGTTTCGCATTCCCTTCCACATATCAAGCGTGGAGTTTACCGAGACTTTAAAAGTATAATGGAGAATTGGGGTTTATGGTCGGACAATGACTTTAGCTTTTCCGATTTTATATACACTTACCCAAATGGGTCTTACATTGAATTGTTTGGACTTGAAGATGAAAGCAAGGCAAGAGGACCAGCAAGGGATGTTCTATTCATAAATGAAGCCAACTTAATCAAAAGAACTTTATACGACCAATTACTAATGCGAACCACAGGCAAGGTATTTCTTGATTGGAATCCTGCTGACTTTATCAATTGGGTTTATGAAGTAGCTGACAATCCTGAAAACAAACGCATTCATTCTACCTACCTAAATAACATCCCAAACCTATCCGAATCACAAATAAAAAACATTGAGCAATATAAAAACCTACCTGATGACTTTATGTGGAAGGTTTACGGATTAGGGGAACGAGGTGCAGCAAAAGAACTTATTTACACCCAATGGAAACAATACGACACCGCACCCGAAGGCGATGTATTCTATGGTCTTGACTTTGGTTATGTCCATCCAGCTGCACTAATAAAGGTTACCCATCACGAAGGAGAGAATTACTTTGAGGAAATCATTTATCAAAGCGGACTTACACTATCCGACCTTACAAGATTGATAAAAGAGAAAGTGCCTGAACGAGCAACAATCTACGCAGATGCAGCCGAACCTAAATCAATAGAGGAACTTTACCGACAAGGATTTAATATTAAACCTGCACAAAAAGATGTATGGGCAGGAATAGTTAAAATGAAATCTTATCCTATAAACATTCACTTTCATAGTCAAAATCTAAAAAGGGAATTTATGTCTTACAAATGGAAAAAGGATAAAAACGATAATGTAATTGAGGAACCTGTAAAAGCAAATGATGATGCTTTAGATGCTTCACGATACGCGGTATTTACTCACTTGACAAAACCTAAATTTGCGGTAAGTGTATTTTAACTTAAATTTCTTTAACTTTGTTTAAATTCTAATAATATGGGTTTATTTGACATCTTCACTAAAAAGAAGATTAACACACTATTTCCAACAATTCCAATGAACTCCCAAATAGCAATTGAAAGGGGTATAGTTACTTGGCAAGGAGCAGACCAAAGAAGTTTTGTTGATGATGGATATGTAGCAAACGATATAGTTTACTCAATCATTAAACTAATTACCGACAAAGCTAAAATTGCACCATTCCACGTTTACAAGGTTGTAGATGAAAAGGCTGCAAAGAAATACAAATCTTTAGCTGCACAAAAAGACATCAACCTAAAAGAACTTGAGACATTACACAAAAAAGCATACGAACTTTACACAGGAGACCAACGCTTGAACGAGTTATTAAAATATCCTAATGAAGAAGATTGCTGGAGTGATTTAGTTGAACAATGGTGCGGTTTTAAGTTAATAACAGGTAATTCTTTTATTTATGGCAAACTTATTGAAGCAGGAAACAATCAAGGCAAACCATTTGAACTATTTGCTTTACCTAGTCAGTATATGGCTATCATTGCAAATATCAATGTGTTCCCCCCAACAAGGGCTGGGTATCAGTTATATTACGGACAAATGTGGTCATTTGATACAAAAGAAATCTTACACGATAAATACTTTAATCCACAATGGGGAGTTACAGGTGGACAGTTATACGGACAAAGCCCATTAAGAGCAGCAGCCAAAAACTTAACTAGAAGTAACGAAGCTAAAACCGCTGCCGTTGCATCATTCCAAAATGGTGGACCTGCTGGAGTTTTATTTATGAACGATGAACGCTTTGACCCTACAAGTGGTCAAGCACAAGCACAAGCACTTAAAACCGCAGTTAGTCAAAAAGGCGGTTCAGCTAACTTTAACTCAATTGCAGTATCAGGTTATAAAGTGGATTGGAAACAAATCGGACTTTCTCCTGTTGAACTTAATATCATTGAATCGGAAAAATGGGATTTAAAAGCACTTTGTAATATCTACGGAGTACCTAGTCAACTTTTAAACGATAGCGATTCAAAGACCTATAACAATCAAAGAGAAGGGGAAAAGGCATTAACACTTCGTTGTGCCATCCCATTACTTAACGCATTGACTGAAAACCTTAATAGGAAATTACACACTGATTGGGGTTATAAAGGAACAAATCTATATGTAGATTACGACCTTTCAGTTTACGGAGAATTAGAAGCAAATAAATCCGAGCAAACTGATTGGCTTGATAAAGCGTGGTGGATTAGTCCTAAACAAAAGTTGGATATTATGAATATTGAAGTGCCTGATTATATCCCTACCGAAGAATTAGAGAAACTTTACATCCCAACAGGATTGCAAACTATTGACCAATTTCAACCTTTGAATATTCCTGATAACCTAAATCCATAAAATGATTTGGCAAGATTATAAAAAATTATATGCCAACGCATTAAAGCAATACTCACCGAAGTT